ATGCAGGAGGGGGGTTTGATTTGCGAGACCCCCCTCCCCCCTATTAACAATCTCCTTAGACCATCACAGTCATGGATGTGTTACCTTGCTCATCAATCTTTCGATGAACACCAGAAACGTTGAAGCGAACAATCTCATCGATCGCTGCTTCGATTGCGACGCTCTGATCAGCTTCAGAAAGTTGATCTGAAGTGATAGTGATTCGAGCAAGCAGGCCTGTTGTGTGGTAGCCGGCCGCTTCATCGAATGCGTACCACTCATCGAAGTTCGTCCATGGATTGTGTGGATTGTCAACTGTGGTTAGCATGTGCAGTGTGCTCAACCCTCACCTCCTATGGATGTCTTGAGCGTGGTCACTGATACACCAAGGGCTGCTGCCACCTCAGCCTGGGTATACCCAGAACGAAGCATGGCCTCAGCTCGAACCCTCTTGCTTGGTGTCATGGTTGTGCGTTCGCGTGGTGTTGCGCGTTCCTTGATGTTGTCGAGATCAGCGTTAGCAAGGATTCTCTCAAGCTTGCTGGCTGAGATAGCACCTGCTTGGATAGCAGCCCACTCGTCATCGGTAATCTCAACACGGATCTTCTTGGCACCGGTGCGTGCCCGGGCCACAGCCAGGGCCTGTGCCCTAGCCTTCTTCTGATCCGAAGCATCCATGTCCGGGTTTGCAGCCCTCTTCTGGGCATAGGTGGCGTTGGCCAGGACCTGGGCTTGTCTTTCGAGGGGGGCGTTCCTAAGGGCGACGTTCAACTTCGCATTGAGGGAGGCCACTTCTTTTGCATAGGCGGTCTTTGCCGAAGGCGATAGGGGGATAGCCTTTGTGCGCAGTGCCGCAAGCCTAGCCTGGTTGGCTAGATCCTTCAGCTTGTTGGAGTGGTCTGCATAGACCTTCTCAATGGGGGTACCAGAGGAAAGATCGTGTGCGTTGGCGGCCTCCGCCAGCTTGGTCGACTTCTGTGTCTTGGGTACGACCTTACCCGTCCGATCAGTGAACGTGTTACCAGTCTCAGTGAAGATCTTCTGCCCAGTATTGGGGTCTGTCTTGAACCCCTGCTTCCGTTCGCTCACTCGAATGTCAGAGCTTGCTCTCGAGATGAGGGTCTTTGCACCAGCCCGTGCACCACCTTGGTACTTGGACTTGAGCTGAGCAATACCGTTGTCAATAGCGGACTGACGGTAGTTCAGGTTGTGCTTCTCAGCATCAATGACAACCATGGAATGCCGAACTGCTCGAGCAAGCTCGGCGTGGGTAGCACCACGAATCGTCATGTCAGTGATGAGATTGGATACTACACCCATCTCGATCTGCTTGGTACGTGCAGACATGCGCGGCATTCCCTCATAGCCGGCGTACGTCTTCTTGGCATCGAAGTTCTTCAAGCCCTCGAGTGGCGGAGAGGTCTTGACTTTCCCATGGGGATTGGGAATGACGAGTACCGTGTCCCCATCGAAGTCTGCCCCCGACAGAACCTCAGCTACCTTGTGATGGATGCCAACTGCATCCTTCGCGTTCCCGATTGATCGCTTGGCCTCACGGTTATTATTGTTGACCGTGAGCTCGGGGATCTCAAAGACTCCACCATGGGGGTGGCGAACAAGAACAACGCGCTCTCCGTTCTTGAAGTTCGGCGCGTAGATCTCATGCTCTTTGATCGAAGAGATCGGGAGAATGACATGGTTCGAAGTACGAGGAAGACCGGCCGCCTTGAGATGGACAGATGCCGAGTCCGCATCATCAGCGAACGACTCGAGCAGTTTCTTCTTAACCGTCGGGTTGGTCAGTGACATGATCTCGTCGAACTCTCGCTGTTTGCGATCGTAGGTCATATCGAGTTGACTCTTGGCCAAACCCTTGGACTGCTTCGAAAGGAACTGCGAGGACAGGGTCTTCGACCACTTATCCCAGTCGCCTTCTTCGTTCACGATGTTCATCACACCGTGCTGCCGCTTGATGGAGGCTCCGAACGGGCTGTCCGGATCATCCTTCAACTTCTTCATGGCGTCGTGCTTGTTACCTGTGTCGCTCTTGTTGGTGTTGAAGACAACATCGACACCATCGGGCAGGTCATCTTTGTACATGGCCATGCCTTTAAGATAGTGCGTGCCATCGACGGCGATACGAACCTGCGCATATCCGCTAGATCCGAGCGACAGATCCTCAACCCCACGTCGCACGTAGATGACGCCATCAGCATCCGTGCCACCTTCTTCAGCGTACCGAACCTTGACTCGCTTGGAGCTCAGGGATTTGGGAGGCTGGATGGGTGTGTAGGTCTTGCCCCCATCTTCGGAAACATTGGCGATCTGTTTGATCTTGTCGCGGTTCTTGAACACATCCGAGTAGGGCACGTCCGGTTTCGTCAAGACTTTCAGCGTGGTCTGTTTTCCAGTACCCAGCTGTTCCACCTTGACGTAGTGGACTTTGTAACCTTCCTCCTTCAGACGAGCCACAGCCACAGCCAGCTTCGTCTGACTCACACCGGTGTAGAGCTCAGCGCCGGCTCCGATGTCGAGGTAGGTCTTCTTCTCGACCTCGTCCTTCAGCATGTTCGAGGTGGCCTCGAGAATGTCAGCACGATCCTTTTCGCCCGGCTGCAGGAGCTGCCGAACGGACGACTCATTGATCCCCATCTTCTGGCCGATGGCTACATTGGAGAGACCCTTGTCTCTGAGTCGTTGAGCTTCTGTGATCTGCGCCTGCTTCTCTTCGTTCTTGGCGATGGATTTCGCCGCCCGAAGCTCCGTTGTGGTGATGCCGAGACCGTCGGCGATCTCTTTCTCCGACAGGCCCTCTTTCCGAAGCTTCTCTACCATGCCGAGGAAGTCCCGGTTGTTGGCGTACTCCGGTCCTCCTGAACCCCAAGGATAGCGCCCAGACTTTCGGAGGATACCGTAGTGCGCGAGATAATCGCTCTCGCTGATGATCAAGAAGGCACCTCCGATCGTAGGTAATTCAGCTGCTTGTCGAATGTCGTGATGCGATCCATGATGTGGAAGATCTCATCAGGATCCGGAACATGAACCTTCACATCGTCATTCTGATAGATGCGAAGTTCCATCTTGATCTCAAACGGCTTGAATCGATACTCGAGACAGAACAGCGCTGCGTAGATCAGCAACTGTGTCATCGAGGCTTCGGTCGTACCAGTCTTGAGATCGTGAATCCGTAGCATCATGTTTCGGAATCCGAGGGAGTCAGGGGATCCGAAACAGTTGTCTGAGTAGTACAACGTGATCTCGGACTCCATACGGAATCCGATTGCGTCATTCACATACGAGTTTAGGGTTGCCGGACTCTCCGGAAGCTTAACGCCCAACCGAATGAGTTGATGAGCCAGCGCGTGAAGATCCGTTCCACGCTGTGCCGCCATGGCGGTATGGAACACTCGCTCGAGCTTCTCTTCCGAGTAGTTCACCCAGTGACCATTGCTGGGGCTCAGGAAGGCATGCCTACCGACGAGATTGGAGTGCCTCTCGAAGCGCATTAAGAACTTCCGTTTCGTTTTCTGGGTAGATGAAGGAAGCGAAGCCCATCTCGTTCATCCGCTGAACCCACCATTCCTGGTTTGGCTGATGTACCGAAAGAGCCGAGGCTTTCACCTCGAGCATACCCCATCTGGGCCCATAGAAGATGGTGAGGTCGAGAATGCCTTGCTGAGCACCAGAGTCGTTCTTGACGACGATGGAGTCAGGCAGCATTCGCTGGATTTTCCTGACGAGACGGTTCTGGTACACACTTTCACGCAACGTCAGTCACTCCAGTCACTAAATGAAAAATGCTTGATCTCACTCCTTCTATTATAATCCGCGAATACTACGCGTGTTGGTATCTTGTAGGAATCTGAGCAAAGACCTGAAACGTCGGGAAGACGTAGGTATGGTTCAACATGGCGACACGAATGTCTCGAACGAGGAGGCCGTATTTTGTAGCGGCTGCCCAATAGCTGTCAAACTCTTCACCGGTATGAATCTCGACTAGAGGATGATCGTGCTGAATCTCAAAACGAAATTGTTGCTTGTACTTTCTCGCGAACCATCGGGGACGCCAAGCAAGATTTTGCGCTGCTGTGTTGTAAACGTCCCCATCGAGTTGAATCGGCGTGTCGAAGGTTTCTCGATCAGGTGGCTCGAGGAATGCGTTAGCCACAAGCACCGTAACCGAACGACGATACTGCTGCCGATCCTTGTAGAGACCGACATGCAGTACGCCGTGTTGATTCTTGGATAGCGCGAGGGTCTGCTCTGTCTCGTTATTACGAACCCAACCGTAGTCGCTCACCGCATAGTCGGGGAACTCGGGAATGATGGCCCAGGTCTCCATAAATCCTCGCTTGCCATTTTGCCAAAAATTCTCGAGAAAAGTTTCTATAAATCTCTACTAGGTATCTTAAGATACCAATAAGACATTAGAGAGAAATGTTTTAGCTTCAGATTTGGCAGATTTGGCAGATCACCATTCCCTTATGACCGAAGTTTCGCAAAATGCCGGAATTCCAATTCTTAAGTTTTCCTTAAGTCAGTATCCTAGTCCTCTCGCATGAGCCGACTCATTGAAGCTTCGCTTGGCGTTCAAGGCCTTCAGGATCATCTGATCGATCCACGAAAATGACAAAAGCATGTAGTAGTGGAGGTGATCATAGGGAGTATTCAGCCGATCAGTTCGGCCATGAGCCTGCCACCATACCTTGTACGAGTACGGCAACGAGTAGAAAACTGTCGTGTCCGTCGTTACACAGTTCCAGCCTTCTGCTCCCGCCTGGTATTGCACAAGGTACACCCAACGATCTCCTTCCGGAATGTCCTGGTGCTTATGTCCATTCCATTCCGCAACTGTCACATCCGTCCCCAAGCTCCGGAGCAACTCCAGCTCGTAGTCGAAGTTGTAGAAAACAATCAAGCGGGGATGGTCCTCGAGTAACTTCCGTACAGACGAAACTCGCGAACTGTCCGAGTTCACAACCTTCCTCGCCACAAGGAACAACTCGGCAACGTTCCTGAGTGGGCGATTCTCGTAGACATGCCATCGTTCATCCTTTACTCGTCGAGATAGAGTTTCATCATGTAGGACATCAATCGTGTGGACATTTCGTTGAGTTCTTCGCACCATAGGCATCTCGACGAGGATGGCATTCCGTGCTCGCACAAGTTTGCTGATCTTGACGTATCGATCGACTTTTGGGAATTTGGAGTAGGGACGGTAAACCACGTGCTCGCGTTTGAACTCAGTGCGATTTTTGTAGAATCCGTTAGCGACGAAGACGGGGATGTAATCCATCCAGACGTCTCCCGGCGTTGCTGTGAGGAGAATCCAGCGATTTCGTCGAGCCAAATCAATGAAGACCGTGCTCCACTCACCCGAGCCGACGAGCCTTTGTTCGTCAAAGATAAAGAACGCGTCTTCGACAGATCGATACCTCCCGATGTTGTTCCACGAATCCACGGTGAGCACACCACAATCCGGTCGGGTTGTATCTTTGGACCGCCCCACGCCGAATCGGGCAAACTCACCCTCCCAATCAAGAGAGTCACGCTTCTTTGCCGTGGTGATGACATAGACATCTCGAGACTTCTCCTTCTCGACGTAGTAGGCAACGGCCGTCAGGGATTTACCAGTTCCTACACCACCCCACAGGATCTTGCCGTTGCTGAGCTTCTCGACCGCCTCTCGCTGATGCGGGAAGAGTTCGATCATGGCTTATTCCTCGGTGGAGTATTGGTATAGATCCATGCTGCGATACCGAACACGATAACCAGCACGAGCAAATGACGCCAGGTCATAGATCCTCCAGGGAAAAACACAAACCAAGAACCCGGTTTCCCGGGCCCTCGGCTTTGGTTACTTGTGAACCAACTTGGTGATGGTGTGCTTGATCAGGTCAGCGTTGTACGTGTACTTCTCGTTCAACTCGTCTTCCGTCATGTACACCGGGGTCTCGAAGCCATCCGCGTCAGCCACTCCGAACACGATGTACACCGGCTCCAGAATCGGGTGATCCCGGTGGGCGGTGTTGATCAGGCTCTCGGCGGACTTCAGCGAGATGTCCTCAAATCCCGCGACGTCGTAAGCGTTGTCAGAGTGCGCAAGAATCGCGTAGAGGGACATGATGCTCCTTCACGAAGAGGGGTCTCATTATAAGCCATGTTTCTCTTGCGAAGCACATAATGCGAGAGGGGACCCCGAAGGGCCCCCGTTGCGCTATCGCACTTCCTTCTCACACACCGCGACGGTGTCGGTCCTGTTCGAGTCCTGCATGACCAGGCTCCCGTCGAAGTACAGGTTGCACACGATGACGGGCTTCTTCGTGAGGCCACGGGGCTCGTACACCCACACCATCACGTACGTACCCTTCTTGACGATCCCCAGAGACTTCCGGTAGTTCCCGTCTTTGTCGACCGGGATCCCCTCGTCCGCCGACAACTGTTCCGGCTGGGGCGCCACGTTCTGCATGCGGTAGTGCACCCGCGGCTTTTCCTCACCGGGCACGAAATCCCGCACGGTGACTGTGAACGTCACACGGACGCCATCATCTCCGTTGGCGTCCTTCGTCCCGCTGCCCTTGTTGGCGTTGTAGAGCAGGCCCCCGACGATCAGCGCGATGACGATCACAAAGAACGCATTCCGAACGGTGGTCACGTCAGTGGCCTTTCCCAATCAAGCCCATGTAGGCAGCGAGAAACAAGATGACGAGCACGGCGCTGAGCACCTTGAAATTGATCTTGTTGAAGACCGCCTTCAAGACAGCCGCCATGATGAGCGCGGCAATGATCGTCCAAGCCCACTGCGGAAGCCCAAGGAGGAGATTGGACGTTCCATCAAGAACCTGGTCTTGGTCTGGTACTCCTGGGATTGGGACGTTGAGGTCGTCTCCATCACCCATAACGATTGTGGTCCCTTCAGATCAACAGCAGGATGACGCCGCCCACCAGGACGAGCATGATGCCGAAGTCGAAGAGGCCCTGAACCCATCCGGGGACGCGCATGACAAATACTCCTTCTACGAAGAGGGACAGGGACCCCGGCCCGACGCGAGGTCCCTGCCAGCTTGTGTTGCTACTCGGAGACCTGCTCCTTGTACCACGCCTTCTGCTCGTCCGTGCACGAGGTCCAGAAGGTCTTGAACTCGGTCGGGGTGACCGGGCGCTCCTCCGTGCCGAAGGCCAGCATGAGCTTCTTCATCCAGTTGATACCGGCCGGCTGCGTCATGGCAAAGCTCCTTCACTAGGGGTCGGGCTGAATTGCCCGGGAAAGAGAATCGACCGGAGCCGATTCTCCACCCGTACACGTCAGTCCTGCGGATACGTCACGTCGTACTGGACGACCGGCGCCCGCTCGAACTCCTCGAGAAACGCATTGGGGTTGTAGATCTTGTACGTCTCACTGAACTTCAAAACGTAGTCACCCAGGTACGCCCGAGTCTGTCGAGTGTTCATCGGCCGGTGCGTCTCGATGGTGATAAACGGCGTGCGACCTCCCTCATCGATCTTGCCGCCACACCACTCAGCCACCTCGGCCATGTTCTTGCGAGTGACCAGGACCACTTCGACAGGGCGCGGCTTTCGCACCCAGGATTCGATCTTGAGCACGTTCAGGGCCTTTCCCGGAAGAGGATCCCGGCGTTGAGGAGTGCGTTGACGATGGCGTCTGTAGAACGAGAGGGGGCCTCCACGAGGTCCGTGTCCATGAGCGAGTTCATGATCGCCTCACGCACCTTGAACATGGTGCCCTCGTCATACCTCAGATCCTCGGGGAGCGGCGGCAGAGGCTCTTCCGGGTCGTACTCGTTGGCCGAGATGGAGAAGTCGTAACCGGCCATCAGCAGGTCGTGACCCGTCACACCCAGCAGGTTGTACGCCACCGCCCGATTGTCTTCTCGGACCGAGACAGTGAGCATGAGACTCTGCAGCTTATTCGACGGTGCCTCGGGCAGATCGCGCCGCAAGACGTTGACGCCGAGCCCGTACTGCAGTCCCAGCTTCAACGACTCAACCTGCTCGTCCTCTACCACTCCCGGCCTCGGCGAGACGACCTTTCGATGCGGGTGTTCCTTCCGAACGTGACCGATCACCTGCTCGGTAGCGTACGTAACTGCCGCATTCCCCTCCCCCGAGGTGAAATGGAATTCGCAGTAGGGACAGTGGATTCGCGTCATGAGTCCCTCCATTCACCCTCGATGATCTCGTACTCGACCTGCTGCTCCTCGGCCGACGTCAGCGCTGGACGCTCGTTCGGACGCAGCTCCTCGAGCTCGGCGTACTTGTGCTCGAACTTGTCCTCCTGGACGGTCACGTAGATCGTCTTGAGGTACGCCTTGATGCCCGACTTGCCGTTGACTTCCCACTTGTACGGACGGACGATCACGTCGACGGACTTGATATCCACCATATCGACGAGCTCGCACAGCTCCTCGGTCAGCGGAGTTCGCGTCCTGGTGGTGATGAGGAGGATCCGCGGGGGTCGCGGGCCCTTGAAACTGACCTTCACCTCGAGATACGGATCTCCGGGTTCGTTCGAATCCGGATCCCGTTGCTTGAGGCGCTTGACGTTCCAGCCCTCACGAAGAAGCTCCTGAGCCACCGGCTCATCGAGGATGATGCAGAAGTTCCGATCCCCCGCCTGGTTGTAGCGCTTCTCAGCGCCGGCGAAGTTCAGGAACACGAGGTGGGCGTTCTCAATCTCGAGAAGTCCCGTATCACGGTCGATCACGCGTTGTCCTTGTGCTGGTTGTAGTACGGAGCGTCGGGCGTGTGGTAACCACCCAACGGCTTGTCTTTCTCCACGTCGTCGGGGTGCATGTCCCAGTCGCCACCGGGCGAGCGCCGCTGGTTCTCAGCCTCTGTGACGTCCGCAGCCAGCTTGGCCAGGCGGCGCTGGTGCCATGCCTTGTCGGCCTCACCGCCGATCTCGTGGCTGGCGTCCAGGGCGCTCGGAGGGACCTCGAAGTTCTCCTCACTCCAGGGCGACTTGTGCTGGAGCCCGTCCTTGAGGTAGCCCTGCATCTTCGGGCTCGGAGAGGGAAGAGTGTAGCCGCCGGCGGGCTTCGTCTTCGGGGGCACCGTATGGTAGCCGGTGTCGTCGAAGTCCTTGCCGACCAGTTCTTCCTTGATCGTGACGTTGTCCTGCTTGCCGTACACGTCGAGGTAGAGCTCGTGCTTGTCGCCGTTGTACGTCGCCTCGTAGTACCGCCCGTCGTCGACCGTGGTGGACAGCAGCGCCTTCCAGTTCTTCAGCGTCTTGCTGAACCAGACGTCCCGGCCGGCCTCGATCTCGTCCGTGATGACCGGCTGCTCGATCTTCCGACCGGCCACGTGGGTGTTGTACCAGGCCGCGACGAAGGCCTTGGCGGTCTCCATCCGGTCGAGGATGTCCTTCGGGGGATGCTGGTCCATCTCACTGCTCCTTCGGGGGTCGAAAATTCTTCCGGAGGGAATCCGGCAACTGCTCGTTCATGGGGTTGGTAGGAAGCTGCACACCGACCTCAGTGAAACCGATGCTCAGATGTTCGAGATCGGGCTGGAGAGCCTTGCGGATCTCCGGACGAATGCCAGGCCAAATGATCAGCTCGGCACTTCCGTCCGGAGATACCACGGCCGTCCCAATCTCTTCGCCACCCTCCCACTTGAGCGGGACAACCTTCTTGTTCATCGCTACACTTTCTTTTCGGGAATGGGATGCCGAGAACAAACCCAACGACCGTACGAAAGACGCCAGCCATTCATTTCCAAAGGTTTGGTATCGACTTCTCGACTGGAACTCTCCCAAATAAGGAAGCTGTCGCAACCGTTGACAAAAGCCGCGCAAGTGTACTGATGGATGAATTTTTGCATCAGGTCACTCCCGAGGCTTGGTTTTCCTCGTATTCGGCTTACAGGGCTGTCGCAGTTCCTCTTCGTGATGGCAAATGCACGAGCCACACGTCCAACACCCCCAAGAGATGTCGGAGAAACTGCGCATGTTGTGACTCGAGTGAATCTCCTTCGAGTCCATTAGACCGGCTCGTACCTGCGCTCGAACTCGTACGCGGTCATGACCGTGAACTCGCCCGTGTTGTGGTCCTTGACGATGTAGTCGCCCTGTGTG